CGACAGAATACATCCAATGAAATTTAATGCTCAAGACTACGTCAGCGCCGTACTCAACGCCAAGAAGGCTGGACTCATCCAAGACCCGCCTCCACCTCCGCGTAAACAAAACGCAGGGCCGACATACACACCTCAGGCATTCACCTGCCACTCCTGCCAAATTCTGTTCGTCCGCCACAACCGCATGACCAAGCATTGTCCGTCTTGCAAGGAGTCACCAAAACATTGCGAACATTGCAACAATTTGTTTACTCAGGCTTACAACAAAAAGGCCAAGACCTGCGGGCCAAACTGCGCACGGGAACTCATGCGCTCAAAGAAGCTCAAAAGGAACTGAGGCCATGACACAGGAAACGCTACCCTTTGACCGCACGCCACACTGGGCGAGTGTAAGGTTTGATGGCATGACGTACAACCCGCAGAGAGACCAAGCCCGGTTATCAAGTCAATGCGAGCGAGTGTACAACTTCATGCGCGACGGCATTTGGAGATCCCTACAGACCATTGCGGAGGCCACTGGAGACCCTGAAAGCTCTGTGTCAGCCCGTCTCCGAGACTTGCGCAAAGACCGTTTTGGAGCCCATACCGTCAATCGTATGCATATGGGCAACGGGCTATACTTTTACCAATTGTTACCCGCATGAAGCACACCAAACTCAAGCCAGACTACGCTCGCCCTAACTGGGACGCTTCCACGCCCGACATACGCTGTAAGGCAGACTGGGCTGGAGCCAATGTGTACGTCTTCCAAGCGGGCATACACTTTTTCCGCACCTCAGGCACCTCAGGCACCGTAGCCATTCTCGCTTACAACCTAGAGCGAGCAACTGAAACCCTTAACGACCTGCTTGCATGACCATATCCGAATTCATAGAACAACTTGAGGCTTTAAAAAGCAAACACGGTGACTTAAAGGTTGAATACCTAGCCATACAATCAAACAGCGATTACACGGAGCCTCTTGCTGTTTTTCAGCCAGAAGAACAATGCGAATTTTGGGACAGCAATGAAACATATACTCAGCCCGCTAACATAGGCTTAATTGGAGGTCCGCGTACAAAATGAACAACGTATTCCGCGCCACTGCTCACGGCTCTCAAACCATCTCAGGCGGGCTCTCCACAACAGAGGAATCCACCATCCTTGTTCTCATCTCCGAACATCAACACACATTCAAGGCCGACATCATCGACAACGGCAGAGCCATCAAACTCACCGCTCTCGGAGACGAACTAGAATCCATCATCGCAGACATTGGCGGCATGGCGAACAACTCCATAGACCGTCATCATCAGCAACACGCTGACAACCTCCAAGAATGGCTCGATGTTTACGCCCCCATCCTCTGTGACGCCCTTAACCTACTGGAAGCCGCAAGAAAGACCAAACTGCCAGCCAAACTCAAAGCAACCATCGAAACATTTCTCGACAACACAAAGCTCGCAATGGCCGATACCCTGTGACTTCAGTCGGGATTACCTTTGTTCATACATTACCAAACCAGTCGGGATTAACATTTACCTGTGAAGCAGGGGGAGCGAGTACTGAGAGAATCGCCCCCTCTCTTTTCTTTCCATTTTATGCCGCGTCTCAAAAACCGAATTCACGAGCGTTTCGCTTGGCTAATCGCTGAAGGTCTCGACAGATCAGCAGCTTACAGAAAGCTTCACCCGGGCAATTCAGCCGCTGGGAACGGAGGCTACAGCCTTTATCAACGTCCTGAAATCAAAGAGCGCATCGCTGAAATCCAAGGGGAAGTGCATGGCCGAGCCGTTGCTGCTCTCGATCACAAGCGGGATCTGCTGCGTCAAATGATCGAAGGTTTAATCCCGACCAAAGTAGTCAGGAAAGGCGACAAGGTTGAGGCAACTTTTGATCGTTTAGCCGCTCTGACGGTCGATGCGAAGCTTGCTGGCGAGTTTGCGGAGGACCAGAAACCTCAGCAGGCGGACATTAAGTTAACCTTTGAAATGTATCCGAGAAACCATCCGAATCCTCCGAAGGCTTGGATGGAAGCCGAATTGATCGTTCCAGAGCCTGTGGACCACCCCTCCGACAGCGTTCCAACCCTGGACTACTCAGACGTTCTTGCGGCTCCGCTGGATCAGCCAGACCTTGAAAGCTTCATCAAGCAGGAGGCAACAACATTGCAGCAATAACTGCCTTGGCTAGCGAAGCGGCTAAAGCAACCTCCCCCTTGCTTTAGCACGCTGAAGCTAGAGGGTACACTTTTCTGTCAAGAATAAAAGGAAAATCGGCACCTAAATGAAGAAAAATAGAAGCGTTGATTTTGAGGCACTTAACCCATAACACAATACAACAGCGGTCATATGGAATTCAAATGCACACTACATTTACAGAGGTAGACGTTCTACTCACCCTCATCACAGCAGCCGTTGGGCTCGCTGCAATCCTTTACCGTCAATGCCAATGAGCAGCTGGTTCGAGACAGAGCAGGACAGGGCTAACGAGCAGGCTGTTGTGGACGTTCTCTGCCGCCTGTGGAAGGCGGAGGCTGTTAAGCTGCCGCCAGAGCAGTTTGTTGACTACGGCCTCTACCGAGACGGCACACTCAAGGGCTACCTAGAGGTGAAGGTGCGTAACTCGAAGCGGCTGACCTACCCGGACTACACGGTAAGCTGGGTGAAGGTACAGAGAGGACGGGCTCTTGCTGGCGAGTTGCCGTTCATCCTAGCTGTGCGCTGGACGGATGCCATAGGCTGGACGCTGCCCACAACCGATGATGTACGCCTCTCAGGACGTAACGACAGGGGAGAGCCGGACGCCCCTGAAGCAATGGTTCACATTCCTCACGACAGGTTCCGCATCTTTCATCTATGAGCCAAGAGCTACTCTCCACCCTCCCGCCCGCCGTTGCGCGAGCCATCGACATTGCAACGCAAGCCCGGGCGCTAGCCGACTCCAGTGAGGAGCGCGGGTTAGTACGGGCTGCTGCATTCGTTGCGCGGAACTATGGGCAGCAGTCGCTCGGTGAGGTGAACCTGAACGTCAGTATGGCCGAGAGCGTCCTGCGCCAATGGGTGCAGATGCTTCTCGACAACGATTTGTTCGAGCCTGCTGCCATCTTGCTGTGGGGGCCGGGAGCCTTTGATTGGCGACCAGAGAGTTGCCGTCGGGTGTGGCATGGCTTGATGACGCATGACAAGCTACTGGTGCAGGGTGCTGGTTCCATGGGCAAGTCGTACGGCGCTGCCGCTTGGTTCTACTTGGACTGGTGGCGTGATCCCGTTTATACCTGCATCAAGGTGGTCTCACTCACTCGCGATCATGCCGAGCGAAACATCTTCGCATCCATCAAGACCTTTCATCGCACGGCACTCCTGCGTCCGCCAACGATGGTATCAGATGATCTCGCTACCAGCATACAGGTGACAACGGACAGCAAGCAGGGCATACACTTGGTTGCCATCCCCAAGGGAGACGACGGGCACGGGACGCTGCGCGGGTTTCATCCATCGCCAAGAGTGAAGCCTCACCTACGCTGGGGAGGCGTGTCCCGAACGCATGTAGTGCTGGACGAAGCGGAAGAGATCAGCGACGGCTGCTGGGCTGGTGTGAACAACATCTTGTCGGCAGCAGACAGCTCGGTGCCCGGGCGCATCAAGATCTTTGCAGCAAGCAACCCTAGAGACCGCACCACACAGTTTGGGCAGCGATGTGAGCCCAAGTACGGCTGGGGCTCCGTCGGCATGGAGGAAGACAAGGAGTGGGTGAGCCGAGAGAACTGGCAGGTCATTAGGTTGGACGCAGCCGACTGCGAGAACGTGAAGGAGCAGCGGGTTGTGTTTGCTGGCCTACAGACCTACGAAGGCTACATGGCATACGTGAGCAAGGGACGCACGGCAGAGGCTAGCACAATGGCTCGCGGCTGGTTTCCTGACGAAGGCATCAGCATGGGCATCATCTCGCCTGCCATGATGGACAACGCCATGGGCATCGTGCGGTTTGTCGGGCCTGTGGTGCCGCTTGCTAGCTTTGACTTGGCGTTGGAGGGCGTGGACCAAGTGTTGTGCAGCTACGGACGGTTTGGACTGTCGGACGGCTGGACGGACAGGTCTGGAGCGTTCCACGGATTCAAGAGTCCGCGCACGATGTTGCAGCTGGACAGTCAGATCCCGTTCCCGAAGGCAGCGACGATGGAGCAAGCGGCAGCGATTGTGAAGTTTTGTAAGGCGATGAAGATAGCTCCATCATGGCTTGTGGTGGACAGGACGGGCAACGGTGCTGGCATTCACGACGTTCTCTGCTCGACCTTTGGCAGGGACGTAATGGGCTTGA